TCTGAATTTGAATTTGATAAAAGTTACATCAAAGATATTTTCCAACATCTTTATCGACAAGCATGTGAGGTAGAATAATGTGGCTTCTAACTCTTAAAGATGGTAAAGATGAAGGTGCTTATGCCGTTCAAGATAAGTATGGTCATAAGGTTTTATTTTTATTTGAAGAAGAGGATGATGCTACAAGATATGCTATGATGCTTGAAGACCAAGAAGAAAAAGAAATGGCAATAATAGAAGTCGATGACGAACTTGCCTTAAAAACTTGCAAATTACATAGTTATAAGTTTGCAGTTATTACTCCCGATGACATTGTAATTCCTCCTAAGAATCCTAAAAATGATAACATTTAAAAAAATTAAATGGAAGAACTTTTTAAGTACTGGTAATAACTGGACTGAAATAGATTTTCAACAATATAATACTAATCTGATTATTGGGACAAATGGTGCTGGTAAATCTACTATGTTAGATGCACTTACATTTGCTTTATTTAATAAACCATTTCGTAAAATTAATAAGGGTCAGTTAATCAATACTTCAAATGAAAGGGAGTGTATGGTAGAGATTAATTTCTCTGTCAATAGTAGGGATTATATTGTAAGACGAGGAATAAAACCAAATATATTTGATATAGAAGTAAATGGAACTCTTCTTCATAAAGAAGCAGATGATCGTACCAATCAAAAAATATTAGAAGAAACTATATTAAAAGTAAATTATAAGTCCTTTACTCAAATTGTAATTTTAGGTAGTAGCACCTTTGTTCCTTTTATGCAATTGAGTGGTGTTAATCGTAGAGATGTAATTGAAGATTTATTAGATATTAGAATCTTCTCTGCAATGAATCATCTTATTAAAGATAAACTTCGTTTACAAAAAGAACAAGTAAGATCTCTTGATCTTAAGAAAGATAATCTTAAAGATAAGATGTCTATGCAGAAGAATTTTATTAAGGAGTTGGATGAACAAGGTAAGAGTAGTATTCAAACAAATAGAGATAAAATTAAAGTCTTAAGTATTGAAGTTGATACTCATATTGAGCATAATGAACTTAAAGAATCTAATGTTGCTGATTTAATTGAGAAGCAAGAAGAGGTTACTGGTGCATCTGAAAAGTTAAAGAAACTAAACAATCTTAAGGGTAAAATTACTCAGAAAGTATCTACGATTACTAAAGAACATAAGTTTTTCACAGATAATACGGTATGTCCTACATGCACTCAGGATATAGAAGAAGAGTTTCGTGTAAATAGAATTGCCGACGTTCAAGATAAAGCAAAGGAGCTCAAGAAGGGTTTTAAAGATCTGGAAGAGACTATAAAGTTAGAATCGGAGAGAGAACGTCACTTTACCCAACTATCAGAGGAGATTACTAAACTCAACCATGACATTTCTCAAAACAATACTCGTATCAGTCTCAACCAGAGACAAATCCGAGATCTTGAAAAAGAAGTTCAAGGAATTACCGAACGAATTAAAAACAGAAATACTGAACATGAGAAGTTAGATGAGTTTAAGGGCAATCTCCAAAAGACAATAGAAGATTTATCATCAAGAAGAGAAGAAATCACTCACTATGATTTTGCATATTCTCTACTAAAAGATGATGGAGTAAAGACAAAAATAATTAAGAAGTATCTTCCATTTATTAATCAGCAGGTTAATAGATACTTACAGTTGATGGATTTCTACATCAACTTTACTTTGGATGAAGAGTTTAATGAAACGGTAAAATCACCGATTCACGAAGATTTCTCATATTCATCATTCAGTGAAGGTGAGAAGATGAGAATTGATTTAGCACTTCTTTTCACATGGAGAGAAGTTGCCAGAGTAAAGAACTCTGTTAATACAAATTTACTAATCATGGATGAAGTGTTTGATAGTTCCCTTGATGGATTTGGAACAGAAGAGTTCCTTAAGATTATTAGATTCGTCATCAAGGATGCTAACATTTTTGTAATCTCTCATAAGTCTGACTTGCATGACAAGTTTGACAACGTGGTAAAATTTGATAAGATAAAAGGATTCTCCCGTATGGTGTCATGAACAAACCAAACTGGCAACACCACTCTAAGAAGGATGCCAAACGAAAACTTAAACCACAGGCACTACGTGCCTCAAGAGAAAGGCGTAGACAGTTGATAAAGCGTCTACAGAACCCGTCTTCAAGGCGGGTTTCGTCGTATAATGGATTCATAATCAAAAAAGAACATGGTAGTAAAGCACGAAATCAAATCTCAACTTGCTAAACTTCTTGCCACAGAAGATTTACTTGTAGAGCATAAAGTTGTTCAAACTGCTGAGTTTAATGTTCATACTCGTGTTCTAACTCTTCCTAAGTGGGATAGAGCAAGTAATAATGTATATGATGCATTGGTGGCACATGAGGTAGGACATGCACTTTATACACCTGATAGAGATTGGTACAAGGAGATACAAATACCACCATCATTCGTGAATATTGTAGAGGATGTAAGAATTGAGAAGTTAATGAAAAGAAGATATGCAGGACTTGCTAAATGCTTTTATACAGGATATAATGAACTTAATGATGATGATTTCTTTGATATAGATGGTAAAGATCTTACTGATTTTAATATTGCTGATAGGGTTAATTTACATTTCAAGATTGGTGCGTGGAATGATGTACCTTTTTCAGTTTCTGAAAAGGAGATTGTCAGTTTAGTTGCTAATGTAGAAACTTTTGATGATACATTAGAAGTTGCTCAAAAACTTTATGAATATTGTAAGGAAGAATTGGAGAACAAGCAGAAAGAAGAAATTGAAACTGAAGAAGATAATGGTGATGAAGTTGATCTTAATATGAATGGTAATAGTTCTGAAGAAGAAGGAGAGGAAGAAGGAGAGAAAGAGTATCAAACTAAATCACAAGATATTGGAGGTGGTGAGGGACAATCTGAACCTCAACCTCAGTCTCAAGGTGGATTTGATAATGAACCACAAGTAGAAACTGCTGATTCATTAGCAGATGCTCTTAAAGATCTTACTAATACTCAAAATAATCTTGAGAATGTTTATTTTGAATTACCAAAAGTAAATTTGAAAAGAATTGTAATTGGTAATGAAATAATACATAATAATCTTAATCAATCTTGGAGTGAGCAACAACAAGAATGGAAGAAAATGTTAGAAGAAAGAAATTTTTCTGCTGGTGATATCTTTGAGGAAGTTGATGATAAGTTTCTAGAGTTTAAAAGAAATGCTCAGAAAGAAGTTAATTATCTGGTAAAAGAGTTTGAGTGCAAGAAAGCAGCTAGTTCTTATGCACGTGCCACCACTGCTAGAACTGGAGTGTTAGATACTGCTAAGTTACATACCTATAAATTTAATGAAGATATATTTAAGAAAGTAACCACTCTTGCTGATGGTAAGAATCATGGATTAGTATTTGTTCTTGATTGGTCTGGTTCGATGTGTGAGGTTATGCTTGATACTCTTAAGCAACTTTACAATCTATTGTGGTTCTGTAAGAAAGTTAATATTCCATTTGAGGTCTATGCATTTACTAATGAGCATCCTCCAGTTGGAGATACGTTCCATAGACTTGCTTATGAGAAGAAAGAAGGTTTAGCTCTTGTTCCAGAATTGTTTTCTATGATGAATTTATTCACTAGCAAAACTAGAATAAAAGATTTAGAATCTCAAATGAAAAGTATTTTTAGATTGGCATGTTCATTTGGTCATTCTTTATATACACAATATCATACTCCTATTGGAATGGGTCTTTCTGGAACTCCATTAAATGAAGCAATTATTTCTCTTCATCAAATACTTCCACAATTTAAGAATAATAATAATGTGGAAAAAGTTCAGTGTGTTATTCTTACCGATGGTGAATCTGCACCATTACAATATAGTAAAGAATTTCAACGTGATTATGAACATGAACCATGGATGGGAAGTAAGTATGTTAGTGATAGATGTGTATTGCGTAATCGCAAGACAGGTCATACTTATTCCTGTGAAGGGTTAGGTAGATGGGCAGATGTTACAGATTTACTACTACAAGATTTGCGACAAACTTTCCTTACTACAAATTTTATTGGAATAAGAGTTCTTGCTAATAGAGATGCTGGTCAATTTATTAGAGGGTATGCTGGATATGAGGGTGATGGGTATGAAAAAATAATGAAGAGATGGAAAAAAGAAAGATCATTTACGATTAAAAATTCTGGATATCATTCTTACTTTGGATTATCTGCAACTGCACTTGCTAATGAAGATGAGTTTGAGGTTCAACAAGATGCAACAAAGGCACAAATTAAAAGAGCTTTTGTAAAGAGTCTTAAGACTAAGAAAATGAATAAAAAAATACTTGGCGAATTTATAGAGTTAGTCGCTTGATAAAGTGTCCACTAGGGGTCATATGACCCCTTTTTTATTGTTATAATATGTTCATAAATAAGACACCTAACATTATGACTTTCGAATTAAAAATGACAGAACAACAAGCAATTGATGGACTTAGAAGCACCTTTGGAAATGAGTTTGTTGCTGCTGATGTTCGTGGTTTTTGTAGAGCAAATAATATTGGATACTCAACTGTTACCAAAAAAATACAAAAATATAAGGTTGGTAAAGGTAAGTGGAATCTTGAAGTTACTACTAAGGTGGTAGAAGACATTGAAAAATCATTCAATGCACCTGCTGTTCAACCAATTGTAGAACAAAATCTTATTCCTGAAAAGGATGATACTTTTGTAAAGTTTGGACCTTTTACTGATGTTAAAAAAATTATACAAAGTGGTATTTTTTATCCTACTTTTATTACTGGTCTTTCTGGGAATGGTAAAACATTTTCTGTAGAGCAAGCATGTGCTCAACTAGGTAGAGAACTTATTCGTGTAAACATTACTATCGAAACAGATGAAGATGATCTCATTGGCGGCTTCCGTCTTATTGACGGTGCCACAGTCTGGCATGACGGACCAGTTATTCAAGCTCTCAACAGAGGAGCTGTCTTGCTCCTTGACGAGATCGACCTTGCCTCAAACAAAATCCTCTGTCTCCAGTCCATCCTTGAGGGTAAAGGAGTTTTCCTTAAAAAAATCGGAAAGTTCATCCAACCAAAGGCGGGTTTCAACATCATCGCAACCGCAAATACTAAAGGTAAAGGTTCAGATGATGGACGATTTATTGGAACTAACGTGCTCAATGAAGCCTTCCTTGAACGATTCCCTGTAACATTTGAACAGGATTATCCATCACCATCATCAGAAGAAAAAATTCTTAAGAATGTTTCTTCATTAGTGGGTGTTGATGATACCGATTTTTGTAAGAGACTTGTAGATTGGGCTGACATTATTCGCAAAACATTCTATGATGGTGGTGTAGAGGAAATCATTAGTACTCGTCGTTTAGTTCATGTTATTCGTGCTTATAGCATATTTGGTAACAAAGCAAAAGCAATTCAAGTATGTGTAAATCGTTTCGATGATGAAACAAAACAGTCATTTATTGAATTGTATGATAAAGTAGATGCTGATTTCCAATTACCTGTAGAAGAGTAATGAATATATGGAAAGATTATAAGGACGTATTGTTCGACACTATCTCACTTCACAATGGAGTAGATAGTGTCTGGGCACAGTGGGAAGGTAAAGGAACTTCTTTAACTGCAAAGACTTATACAAATGAATACATAATTAAATCAAGAGAGGTAGAAATCTGGAATGAAAAATCTTGTATCTATAACAACATCATCTATCCTAAGACTGGAAGTAATCTTCCCTGTTTTGGTATGGATCTCATGGGATTTAGTGATAAGAAAGTTATCATAGTATTTGACTTTCAACATCCCACAGAAAACTATTTGTTCTCAGTAGAAGGATTACCAAAGGGAAGAGGTGATTATCGATTCTTTGAACCTGGAAATCATTTCTCAGAGAATATCTACATTCAATATTGTACGATGTCTGAAGTTAATGAACATCTAGAAATGTTTAAAACTTACTTGACTATGTACAAAAATATGCTAGAATGTGAGAAACCGATTGGAAATGACACTAGTGTTTACAAAGACTTCGATGCTTACATGACTAAACTTGATCCTGTAGGAGGATATCTTACTGGTAAGTTTGGTAAAGAAAAAGCAGAAAGTCTTGTTAACGATTTTTTATTTTGTTATGACTAATTCTTGGAGCTTACTTTATGATGAACTATATGGAGATGATGAAATGAGTGATTCTGATAACTGGGTTTACGAATCTCCTGATGGGGGTAAAACTGTAACTCGTAGAAAATCAGGTTCTTTAGAGAAGGAAGTAATACAAAAACCTTCCATAGAAGATAGAACAACAATTAGAAAATATAAAGAAGATGAATCTATTAAAGCTCTTCAGGATTATATTTCTACAACGTATGGTGGACACTATACTTCCGAACAAAACAACGTCCAAACACTTGATCTTATTGAGTCTGTAGGAGATGCAGAAGCATTCTGTAGATCTAACGCAATCAAGTATCTGAGTCGCTATGACAAGAAAGGACAAGCAAAACGTGATATACTAAAAGCATTACATTATTCACTCCTACTTTATCACTTCAGTGGGCAATTAAATGAAACTCCGACCCGTGGTTATGAAACTTTCTGACAAAACACATACTATTCTTAAAAACTTTGCAGGAATTAATAATTCAATTCTTGTAAAGCAGGGAGATAAACTTCGTACTATTTCTGTTGCTAAGAATATTCTTGCAGAAGCATCTATAGATGAAGAATTTCCAAAGGATTTTGCTATCTATGATCTCAATCAATTCTTAAATGGATTGGGATTGCATCAGGATCCTGATATGGATTTTACTGAGAATTCTTATCTTACTATTCGTGAAGGTAAAAGAAGAGTTAAATATTTCTTTGCTGATCCAGCTGTTATTGTTTCTCCACCTGAGAAAGAGATTACACTTCCTTCTGAGGATGTTCATTTTCAATTAGATAGTATTGCTTTAGAAAAATTACTTAAGGCAGCAGCAGTATATCAGTTACCTGATTTATCAGCAGTTGGTGAAGCAGGTGTTGTTAAACTTGTTGTAAGGGATAAGAAGAATGATACTTCTAACGAATTTGCCATTGTAGTTGGTGAGACAGAGAAGGAATTTACCTTTAATTTTAAAG